CCCGCCGTCAAAACCCGCTCCCAGCCATTACCATGGGCCTTGAAGCTGCCTCTTGCAACCACAGTAATATGCACATCGCCCTCGCTATGCTGGTGCATGGGCAGCACATCGCCACTCACCGGAAAGTCGTATGCGGTTCCGGTCAATTGCCCAAAGGTGAATGGCTTGGCTTGCAACATCAGATTACCGTGGGGCCTTCTGATGGTTCGGCAGGCACTTCAGGCTCAGGAGGCAGAGGGGGATTGGGATCAACAGGCGCACCGTCAACCCAAGCCCAGCCAATGTCCATCGGCCCATCCCACTGATGCAATTCGCAGCCTTCAGGCGGCGTGTATGGCGTGACGCCATCCCAATCAATGATATTCACAATCACGCCGTTCTGCACCATCGCGTAATTCATGACTTTTTTCTCCGCAAGAAACTTGATCAATTCCTCTGGTGATGGAGCGCCAGAAGGTGCAAGCATTGAGAGCAGCATTAGCTGTACTCATACACGATGATGTAGCCAGCGCCACCAGCACCACCAGCACGGGTTCCAGTACCAGCCGTACCACCAGCACCAATAGTCACTGTTTCAGTAGAGCCAACAGTAGTCGTGTATTTGATGCAAGTTTCACCTTGGCCGCCGCCACCGCCAGCGTAAGCGCCTTCATTACAAACACTTCCATCAGTATCCGCGCCGCCTGAACCACCACCGCCACGAACACCCGCGTTACCAGCAGAGTTGTTTCTTACGCCAGCGCCGCCGCCTTCACCGCCCGCGCTACCGCCAAGTGAGCCAATATTTGCGCCGACTGCGAAAGTAAAGCTCCCGCCGCCACCCTGGCCTTTAATTGCAATAGTTGCCCCTGTTCCGCCAGTACCTCCAGCACCGCCCGTTGTCCCGGTAGAGCCAGTACCGCCAAGTGCAGTTACATGGGAACCAAATGAGGTGGTGCCGCCATTGCCGCCGTTACCGCCCGCAGTTTTTCCCGTAGCCCCCTTACCACCACCACCGCCACCAACAGCCACCACAACCGCCGTGGTAACGCCGCTGGTGCGCGTGTAGGTGCCGGATGAGGTAAATACCTGCACGTTCTTGAGAGCGCCTGTGCCACCACCACCCGCAGCCTGCCACGAAGGCGCAGCGGCAGAACCATTGGAGGTCAATACCTGACCCGAGGTGCCGTAGTTTGCGCCGTTAATACCAAGCTGGCCTAATGGACCAACGCGGAAGCGTTCAGTAGCGGCAGTGTAAAGCAATACAGCCCCACCAGTTCCGCCCAACTGCCCCAAAGAAAGAACGAAGTTATTTGAAACGCTAAAAACACGCCCACTATCGGCAGAAGAAACATCAACATACATCCCAACGCTTGCGTTCGTTGGATTATTAAGGCGTAACTCTCCCCCTTCACCACCTACTGCGCGACCCGTGATTGCGCCATTAACATCAAGCGTTGAACCCGGAGAACTCGTCCCAATCCCCACGTTGCCGCTGCTGTCAATGCGCATCGACTCAACACCGCCCTCTGTAAAGGCAATCGTGTCAGCGGCAGGGAAGAAAATACCAGTGTTGGTGTCGCCCGTTGTGCTGAGTGCCGGAGCAGCAGCAGTGCCAGCGCCAAGCTGGACCTGACCAGCAAAGTAATTGGCGGCAGTACCGCCAGCGTAGAAGCCCCAAGTTGTGCCGCCACCTGTTGCTGTATTTACTGCGGAATAAAACCCGTAAGCTGTCTTGCCAGCCGTAATGGCAGCGGTGTTTTCTGCTATAAACCCAGTGTTAGTGGTGGCGCCTATCAGCGAAGCATCAGCACGATAACCATTTTGAATGGCTACAGTGCCTGTAAAAGTGCTTTGTTGTGCCTGAAAGCCATTAATGGCTCCGTACGTTCCAGCAGCACAAGCAGCAGCGGAGAGGAAATAATCTGCTCTGGAGGTGACGCCAGATTGCACTTGGCCATCAGACACAATACCTGCGGAAAAAGTGCTACCCGTAATATTACGAGTTACACGCAGAGTGTTTTGTGCTTGAGATACAGCGCCAACGCCAACACTTCCTTCATTACTAATCCGCATCCGCTCAGTCGGGCTGGAAGCGCCATCAGCCGTGGTGCTAAATATCAAACGCCCAGGCATATCGTTGGTGCCGGGGGTGCCGTCAACGGCGGCAGTGATGCGAGCAGCTTCAATAAAAGCAGAGCCGCCATCACCCCAGAAGCGATAAGCACCAACCTCATCGCCTGATGACACAATTGACCACGATCCAATCGTGGTCGAACGCGACTTCATTGTGTTGTAAGCTGGACCACTAGACGCTGCGTTATAGCGTCCGTTCTGCATAAAACCGATAGAACCAAGCTGAGTATATTCGGCACTGGTCGCAGGAAGCCCAGCAAAAGTTGCCGTATAACCGTTGATTACCTTGCCACTAGCATCCACCACAAACGGCGTAGCATCAGGATTAGCACTATCCTCAACCACCAGCGCATTGCCTGCGCCTGTTTGGGTGATGCGGAGGGCGTCAGATGCGGAGTTGACAGAAACAACTGTCGGCCCCGAGAGAGTACCCCCTGAGGTCTCAAGTTTATCGCTGTTCAGATTCGTAAAGTTGGTATCTACCTCAGTGTTAGTGAGGGGAGACCCTTTACCTGCGCGGGTAACAATAGTGGTCATTGGAACCTCGTTATGCCGAGAGGGTCACGGTCCAAGTGATCTGAAGGGTGTCGGAAGCACCCTTATTAACCACGGAAAAAACAGTGCGGCAGAGCATAACGCCGGAAGTAAGGGCATTAAATATGCCCGCTTCAGTCACAGCCCCCGTAGCTTCACCCGGATTAAATGTGGTGATATAAACGATACTCTCGTTATTTGACCCGCTCCGCGTGGCGCTATCAAAAACCTTACGGGAGCCAAGTGCGCTACCTAAAGCAGTATCCCCCGCAGCGGCAGCCGTGGTCCCTGCGCCGAGACCCATGTGACTCATAACGCCCTGCGATGTGCCGACCATACGGGCAGTAATATGCCCAAGGCCGGTGTTTACCACTAGGTTCTTAACCTCACGGGTTTCCTTGACTTTGCCATCAGCACCCTTGAGGACGATAGTGAGGCGTCCCGTCAAGCCTAACTTCTCAACCGTTCCCATCATATCGCTCCTCAAGTGAAGGTACGGGATTCACCCACGTAATCCTCAGCAAAGTAGTCAAACGCACAGTAATCCTGCATTTGCAGGATACCGCTATCCGAAGCTACCGGTTGTTCTATAATAGCAAGCCTAGCTGACAAAGCAACAACATCCGCCAGAATAGATGCTTCGGACAGGCCCTTAGTGAACGACTTTGCTGCACTATCAGCTAAAGTTGCCAGCTCGCTAACGGTTTTAGTGTAATCCCTGGTGGCCGTATCTGCTAGGGCAAGAACCTCAGAAGGTGTTTTCCTTAATACAACTGCCGAAGTATCAGCTAGGGTAACGGACTCGGTGAGTCCTCGAGACCAGCGTAAAGCAAAGGCTTCAAGTACAGTTGTAGTGTCAGAAAGCACCTTGATAAAGCTGATATAGAACGGAATGGCAACATATCCAAGCTCTACATAATCTTCAGCAAAATAGTTCTGCCCGTCATTTATAGAAACTGAATCAGAAGGGAAAAGAGTCTTGAAAAAATGCCCTAATACGGTCCTTATACGTATGTAAGGAGCCAAAATGGTTGCACTTATGGTGCTTGCTTTGACCGCAGGATTAGCAACTGCGGCCTTTACTCTAGCCCGAATACGGACAAGGGTAGGGTCTATCCTCACGCAAACTGATCTCGTATCCTGAACTTCAGGACATCATACACGGTTTGCCGCATACCGGAGGAAAAGACCACTTCGATCTCACCATCGTAATCACCCGGAGTCTGGTTAAGGTCTGAAGACCCCCAAACTACAAGAGCAATACCTTGAGTTGCGGTTGTTTCAGGGATAATCATAGCCCGGCTAAGCACCACGGTACCCGTAGCCAAGGATTTTAGGTGCAATGTGGCTGTAGCACCGCTCAGGTTGATAGCTGCACCCGTAGCATCGTCAGTCAGGGTAACCTGAATCTGAGGCCCGGTATCATTCTTAACCAAACGGATGCGGGTATCGGTTATGCGGGGGTCCATGGGTCACTCCTACGCAAACGGTGGGAACCGCACAGACATGGTACCCCGGAACACACCTAGATTGGCCTGAGCCCGAGCCTCACCCATAGTGAAGACGAACTGCTTGGCGTGGTAAGTAGCCAACTCGCGGTCAGCCCACTCAGTCTTTGGCATCACCAGAAGGTTCTGAAGGGCCGAATGAAGAATTGGCAACTCATATTCATTAAACACAGACTCATCCATCTCAAGCGCACTGCGAGATGGTTTGAGGGCATAGATCATGCGGAGGCTGTAGGTTACAGCCGCATCAGGCGCAGGTAATACTACATACCGATAGGTATCCACCTGGGCAAGCGACCGAGGTTCAGTCCCATTCTCAGCAATAGTTGTGCTGGTGGTCGAGAGAATCGGCCATTTGGGGTAGAGCTTGGTGGCGTTATCTAGGGTCAGAATCTCAAGCGGGGTGTCGTTCAGGGTGGCAGATAGGACTGCCTGCACCTGCGTATCATCCGGCTTGTTGAAGGAATACTGATAAACACCCGGGGTCAAGCTAAACGCGGGCTGTTCGTAGCGCCACACCAGGGCACGCTCACATACGCGAATAGCCGCATCACGAATATACTGCACCACCAAAGGGTAGGGGCATCCTGGGACGCTTGCGCTGACCTTAGCAGACAGCGTGGAGAAAGGGCGAGTGGCCATCAGCGATTACCCCCGGCAGGCGGGCGTTCATTATCAAGGATAGCTTGTTGCTGGAGGTCAACCCCCAAAGCCTGCGTAAAGGAATCCAAAAACAACTTGGCGCGGTTGGAGTTCACATGCTCATCATCAATCGAGGAAGCAAGGAACACAACGCCATCAACGACCACACCGAGGTAAGTGTCCTTCAGATACAGGATGGTATCGTTAAGAGAATATGTTGTAGGTTCAACCACGTACTCCACGGTGGCCGTCAGACTAGCAATAGGCCGAGGGTAAAGGAAGAACTTGGTAGCGTTCCTCGGGTGGCGAATAAAATTGAACGGTATTCCCGCCGGGTCAGACACCCATTGCGGATAAGCTCGCTCAAGGACCTCTCGCTCAACCTCATTCACCGAGTTGTAGTTATCTATATAGAAAATCTGAACAAGCCGGTGAGCATCCGATGGTAGGTCCTGAATGACCGTATTACCAGTGAGCGGAACACTTGTAATATTCGTAAACAAAGTCGGACGAAACACCGCCATCCGCTTTAGCGTCTGGTTCACATACCCAACAAGGTCTGCGTCGCTATAGCGATACGGTGATTGTGTATCCTGAAGGAGCTTGCGCGCCTCCACGATTACGTCCGAAGGTGTCACGTTGGCAGACCCCTAGAAGCCTCAGCATTGAGAGCTTCATTAGTATAACCCGGTTCTTCTGAGATGTCAGCCGTAAATAAGTTCACAGGTTCGGCTTTCTTGCGAGTGCGTTTAGCGGCCACAGCTTCAATCGCCGCAACCGGGATGAACCGCTCGGGATAAGCCTCCTCCTCAGTCACCTCATACAGAATCGGGTTCTGAGCCAGGATGGGGTCCCACTCAAAAATCCACCCGTCCTTACGGCTTTTAAGGTATCGGATAGTCATTTCTTAAAACCCTTCAGTGTCTGTGCCAGACGCGCACGTTGCCCCATCTTGCCAGGCTTTTTAGCCGCAGCAGCCAGGGTTTTAGCTGGGATCGTCTCACCCTTTTTAACACCCAAAGAAGCCCGCAACGCACCGGGTTTCTTGATTGCGCCAGCAATCCAATTCTTAGCCATCTACTTCTTCCTTCCAGAAGGGGTAACGGGCCATGACTGCCGGGCAGGGCCTGTCTTACGTGCAGCCATAGTCTGCTTCTGCGAGGAAGTCATCTTAGCGGCTGCGGCCTTTGGCCTACAAGCAGGATACCCACGGGTATCCTTGGCACCGGATCGCCCACAAGGCTTCCCGGTTTTCACATCAACCCACTTCTCACCAAACCACTTGCCAAGGCCACCCTTAGCCACGCTTAGATACCCGGTTGTCCGAGCCTCCCCACGTTCCGCCGCGCTTCTTATACTCCTTGGCAGCCCACGCATTAGCGTAGGCGCTTGGGTACACCTTGAACTTGGCCTTAGCCTCAGCCTTCACGCGAGACCAAAGGGAGGGGTTCTTGGGGATCGACGCGGCCATCAGCAGTTCCAGGCCCGCAGGCTTTTATTGATGCGGCTGTTGGGATCGTTGGCCGTTTTGGCGCTGGTCAGCTTCTTCTTCATGCCGGTCATTCTTGCACAGAATGATTTTTTGCGCGGGCCACCTTCAGGCTGAGGTGCCTTCAACCCAGGCTTACCAGGGTTAGCGCGGTTATAGGATGCTCGCCCCTTAGCGTTCAGACCGCCCTCTGGGTTCTTCCCTTCCTTACGCTGCCATGCAGGGGTCTTGGCCATTAGGCGTTTACTCCTTTGATAACAACGAAGTTAAGCACGGGGGTATCGGAGGGCGTAGCCGAATTACTGAAGTTGGAGACCGTGATCTTACACGACCCAGCGGAAACAGCAGTAACCGTCACGCCATAACTTGCACCGGTCAGACCAGAAGCAAAGCAGACATGAACCACATCGGTCGCATCAATGAAGCTATTGGTCAGAGTGAACTCATTGGAGGCGTGCCCAGAGAGCGCCGTAGATGCGAACAGCGTGATCTGACCGCTCAGTTTATTGAGCGTGACACCTGTGGTGCGGCTTGTTGCCTGCGTAACCGTGCCGCCGGTACCCGAACCACCATAACCAAAGGGGCTTGTAGCGACAATCTCGCCGGTGCCGTTTGGCGAGAGAGTCAGGTTCTGGTTTGTAATAGTGGTAGAAATCACACCACCATTTATACCAACGCCGTCAGCGACAATCTTACCGGTCCCCTTGGGAACCAGGGTGATACTGATATTGGTATCTGTGCCGTCGGCGGTAAACGTGGCGCCCGTAAGATCAATATGTGCTGCCGCAGCAGTAGTGCTGAAAGTAGCTGCGTTTAATGTTGTAAACGTAGCAGTCGGGATAACAACTGCACCCGTACCATTGGGCGTTATGTTGATATCACCATTGGTATTCGTAGATGAGATAGTATTACCGTCAAACTTCAGGTTATCAACGGACGCTGAACCGGTTCCTACAGACAAAGCAGTAGCAACCCCAGTGCCGCTATACACCACTTTCTCAGATGCCGCTGGACCCCCATCAACATGAAGGAGCTGGCTGTAAGTATCCTTGATCTTACTACCAGTCAGGTTTGTGGGCATCACGTAGCTCCTGAGTAAAAAGGAGAATAGGGGCCTAAGCCCCTATTCATTAAGACACGGTTGCGCTGAACGGCGTAGCTTCAGAACCGGTAGCGATAACAGTGCCAGTGACGCTGAAATAACCAGCAGCCACATCAACAATGTTGATACGCTCACCAATCTTCACCGAGCCGGTCGTGGTGCGGTTCAATGTAATCGTATCGCTCGCAGCCACGGTCCCAAACGTCGTGGCAGTGCCATCGGCGTTATCAACCACGGTCAACGACCCAGACAACACATCGGTCGCATTGGCCACCTTGATCACATGGCTGTTGCTGGTAGCAAGAGCCTTGGTCACAAAGGTGTACACGTTACCCGTACCGGTTGCCGCAGGAAGCGTCACAGTGGAGCCCGCAGCGGCATCCAAAGCGATAATCTTCCCGGCATGGGAAGCAGCGGTCACAGTCAAAGTTGATCCGGCGGAAACCGGAACAGCAATGCTGGTAACCGTACCAACCACGAGGCTATCAACCTTCGCTTCAATAGCGCGTAGGTTAGACTGCGTAATACCCGTATAGAGAGCCATGATCTATCTCCTGTTGGAGATGGGGGCCGAAGCCCCCACCGGGTTATGCGCTTGGGATGCTACCCTGATCGGCGCCCATGTCGATCACAGCAAGCTGAATCTTCACACGGGCCGTGTCAACGTTGCTGCTGTTCATGGTCAGCAGCACGTTGGTAGCAGCCGTAGCAAGATAAGCCGCAGTATCGGCATAACCGCCAACAGTACCAACCGTACCATTCAGATCGAAACCGTCGATCCAGAAGTCGGTGGTGCCGCCGCCGATACCAACGTCAATGTTGGCAGCAGCGCCCTCAGCCTTCACAAGCACCGCAGAGCCGTTCAGAACGAACGTACCCTTTGGCAGCGTGCAAAGGACCAGGGTATCGGTAGAGGCCAGGGCAGCCACACCCGCCGCCGAACGCGCAGCCGCAATCTTAGCAAAGTCGAGATCAATCTCAACTACCGTGAAGCGGTTGGTGTAGGTGGACGGGTATGCCGTCGAGCCCTTATTGAACCCATAGGAGTCAGTAAATGCGGTCATGTCGGTGCTCCTTAGGCGAAGGTCACAACGGCCTGGGACAAGGCTTCAGGCTTCACAACCTTATAGCCATAGACCTGGAGGCCACGGATGATGTTACCGAAGGTCGTTTCGGAGCGGATCGTTTCCATCTCAGTCATCTGAGAAGCAAACGTCAGACCCATCTTCGTACCAGCGATGATGTTGTACTTCCCGCCAGTGTCAACCTTTAGGTTATGGCTGACATACAGCGTGAAGCGATCCACCATGCCAAGGCGACCATTGCGGATCACGGAAATACTGTCACCAACAAGAGAAGCATCCTTCAGCTCGGACTTCTTGATCAGACCGGCCATGCGGGCCGGAATTACCAGGAAGCGACCAGCTTCAGGGCAGTTAGCTTCATCAAGCACGGTGCCCATATCCACAATCAGATCGAGCACGGAAGCAGTGCCACCAGCGCCATCCTTAGACACAGACAGCGGAGAAGCGGTCGTGCCGAGGTTGAACGCGGAAGACACCGCACCAGCGGTGGCGCCCTTGTTACCAGACGCAATATCCGGCAGCATGTCGGTCAGAACGCGCTGGTCGATCTTGATCTTCATCTGTTCAGAAGCATCCTTGGACCACAGGTCCATCAGCTTCACATCAGACTGAACGCGATCAATATCATCCTCAACGCAAGCGAAGTATTCGCCCTTGTCGATAACCAACTGGAGCTTCGGCTTGTCGGGGTTTTCCACGACAAGGTTTTGCCCCTTGACGTAATCGCGGATCGTGATGTTCGGGGTCGTACGGATATTCACCGTATCACCCTGATTACGAATCTCGCCTTCATAGTCAGTGTTGGAAATCGCCGCGAGGACCGTGGCGTCATAGAAGTTTTCGATCAGTTTGCCGGACCAAATCTCAGGGATGAAATTCCCCGAGTAGTTGGGACGGCCAGGAGCAACAGGGAAGCTCATAGCTTATCTCCATTTAACCATTTGCGACAATGCGATTCTCCCGCTGTGCGGAAAAGATATCGCGCTCGATACGGTCGCGTTCAGATTCCTTACCCCGATAAACACCCTTACGAACATCATCAAAGAACTTGGCGATATCCTTGTGGGAATAGGTCTTCGGTGCTTGTGTAGAGGGGACACTGCCCCCGCGACTACGCCCCGGAGCTACCTGCTTATCGAGTTGGGAATCCACTACGCCCCGATTTGGTTGAGCAACAGATCGACCATTTGAACCTTCCCAGGCAGTGAAGAAAGCAGCAACACGGCGCACATCGAGGTTACGCTGAGCATCATCAAGGTAGGTCTGCCGGGTAAGCCCGGTCAGAGGATCAACCTCAAGCAGCCAACTATGGAAGTCTTGGCTGGCGTTAATATCACGCCATTCAGGGACCACCGTAGCTAGTTCGCTCCAAAAAGCCTGCTCAGCCGTTACAGCCTGACGTTGAGCGACCTGCTCAACACGAGGAACTACATTGGTCTGCAACTGGCGAACCACTTGCTCCAACTCGGCAACCCGGCGGTTAGCCGCCGAAACCTCCTCACGAGTCACACGACGCATGACTTCGATGGAGTCGCCATAATCCTCGACATCCTTATCAGTCACCAACCGCTCAGCCTGAGCATAAGTGGTCGGAGCCGGTGCGGATAACGTAGATAGTAACTGCTCTAGTTGTGCAACCCTATTACTAAGCTGCTGATTTTCTGTCCTAAAGCGGGCAGTATCAGCATTATACATACCCTGAAGGGTGCGATAACGCTGTTCAGCAGTGCTGTCGTCGCTACTGGTGTCGGATCGCCTTTGCTCGTTAGGCGCCGACTCGGGTGCAGTATTAGCTTCACTGTCGGCTTGCCCAGCCTGTACGCCAGTCGCACCCGTAGTCTCATCCGCAGGAGCGGGAGCCTCGTTGGTGTTACCTTCAGCATACATCTTTGCGATAGCCTCAGATTGCCGTCTAACCTGCTCAGGAATGGTCACAGAACGCTCCTCATCGGTGTGCGTGGTTAAATGGCCGCTACCCCTTCCGAGGTTGTGCCGCCATATCGGGTGAATCCTGTACTAACTTGCATAGCTCTGTCAACACCTGACACCTTCCCTGCGCGATACCGACATTAGCAGGAGATGTGAACAATAACTGGTCCATCTCCTTCTGCCGCCACTCTTGCAGCCAAGGGGCTATGGTGTTGCTCATCCTAGCAAGCGCCAGAATAATGTCCTGGGGAGGACGGGTCATACAGCCACCCCAGTATTCCTATTAGCCACCAGATTCATCTGGGGCTGACCGCCGCCACCCTGAGGGGCTTGCGGTTGTTGCTGTTGCTGCGGTGCAGCAATCTGAGCCTGTGCCTTCGCACGGGTCTCAAAATCAAGGGTCTCACGCGATGGGACAATATCATCCACCGGCATCTGAAGCCCTTTGGCAATCTCCCGCAGGATCGCGGCCCGGCCATCAACCCCAATGATCTCAAGGTCCACGGGATTAGCTGTCGCGTTAAGGAACTCCACGCGCCGAGCGTTGACAGTCTCGCGTACAGCCAGATTGACAGCACCACGGGGTATAATCTCCGCGTCACCCTTAATGGTCTCGTCAGGATCATAGCGCATATTATAGACAAACTGACGTTTAACTACTTGTTTTGTAACG